ACCAGGGAGAGCTTCGAAGTCTTGGCTTAGATGCCAGACATCGAGAGATTGCGGATCGTTGGAGCGCATTTTTCCGGTGATGAGAGAGGGTTTGTAGCGGTATTCCGCCCACCGCTCTTGATACCCGAAGATCTCGTTATCTGCGGCTATGCCTTGGGTGAAGATTTCCTTGTTGAGCACTTCCTGCTCAGATAGATGGGCCAGAGCCGGCCAGTAGAAATCATATTTTGTCTTACGGGTCCAGAGGCGGTTTGTCCCTTGCTGATAAGTGAGGTCGGCCCTGGCGGAACAGAGGCCGATGATGTAGCCATGTTCCACAAAGGATTTGGTGAAGGATATTCCGTTGGCCTGTTGATAGCCAACGGCAGCAAGGTTGCCCTGAGGTGTTACGTCAGCGACTATATCGCTGGGCGTAGTTTGAGGGACCGGAGAGATTATAATAGGTCGGCTACCGCCGCCCAGGTATTCCGGTCGTTGCAGACGAGCGTCTGGTGATACTACGGAGAAATGTGAACGAATTATTTCCGTGTATCGGGTTCCACCCCTCGCATCCCTTTCGAGCATCCTCTGAAGCTGAAATGCTTCACGAAGGGAGTTGATAGTAGCAGCAGTAGCATTGCTGAGATCAGCATACAGATCCGGATAACCGCCGGTTGCGGCCGTTCCCTGGATATACCAGGAATTGTCTGGTGCGGCATCGTTGATGGTGGCCGCATTTGTGTAATCGACGGTTCCTCCGGAAGAGTCGAAGAGCCCTTCGACTGGAACGCCTGAGGCTGGGAAATTTTGGGTTCCTTTGGCGATACCAAGCACGGGGGCCCGATCGCCCAGGGGCAGGTCGACGGGATTTTGCGATTTTTGGGGCCAAGGGAGGCACGAAGTAAAGTAGTCGTGCCGTTTTCCACGGCGCAAGAGGCCAAAGTTGCCAGCAACATCAGGGCCATCGCCTGTGGGAGCATATGCGGAATCTTGGAGGTTTTCGTCCCGAAACCACTCATTCCAGATTTTAGAGTAACAGCGCAGGGGTAGCGACGTGTGTTCCAGGCTGACTCCCGTGGGGATCCCCATGTAGTCTGGAAGGGATCCATTGACATAGCCTGCACCTGAGGCGGTCTGAGGCATGAGGAAGTCCGTTGAGTCAGCAGGGTTTTCTTGCTCGCCCATGAATTTTTGCCAGTTGTCCCAGACAAGGCGGTTGGGGACGAAGAAGAAAAAGTAGTCCATGAAGATATTGTCCATGATGGGGACGATGGGAGTGGCAAGCCGAGCGATTGAGGAAAGTGAAACGTTGAAAGTGTCGCCGGGTAAGACCTCGTCGACGAAGATGGGGTACAGAATACCCCCTCGCTCAAGTGTGGTTTTGTAACCGTGGTCTCGCTTGAATGTCGACCTTTGTATATCGGCTTTAGGGATTTGACTGAAATTGTGCCCCATGACTGATGGTTGCTTGAAAGATTTGCTACTCATTTTTGGGCCTTTCGAGATGGTGGGGTGTCAGTGGCACTGTTGATATCAAGTAGATCAACAGTGCCAGCCTGACGACCCCGGTCAGATCGGAGCACCGATCATGAAGATTTAGGGCCCTTGGGGGCCTTAGGGGTTTTCGGCGGATCTTCCGCCGTTGGTTCCTCTGACGCGTCCTTGACGCTCTCCTGGGGCGATTTAGTCGCAGGGGTTAACGAAGGGGCTATGAGACCGAGAACGATGGCCTCAGCCCTGTTTCCGGGATCCTCAAGGAAAGTTAGAAGGTTACCTGGATCATTGTGGAACCGGTGTCTCAATTCGGAAGGCAAAGCCATAAAATCCTCATTGGCTTGAAGGATCCGGTTTTTCATGGTGTGGTAATCGTCATAAGTTGTGAAATCCCCGAAGTTTCCGCCATTTGAGAAATGGGGTAGCTCACCTTGAGTTCGCAGCTTGCGCATGATTGTGTTTATGTTGCAGGCTTCGCCATGCTGCTGTTCGGTTAATGACTCGGGGTTTACAGGGGTTTGGACCCGACGATATTTATTCGTTCGATCTGGAATTGAACGGGTCATGTGGTCTCCTCAGGAGTTGGGATGATCAGGTCGGAAACGCTACAGATGAGCGTTGGGTTTATAAGCGTTTCAATAACGGCGGTTTGGTCGTCGAAAGCGCCTATCTCGAAAATTTGGAAGTCGCTGGGGAAGTCGTGCATTACGCTCCCAGGTTTAGAGAAAGTGGACGTGAACATTCTTGTTGCGTGTCCTGCATTATGGCAGAGACACGGCGGATGATAGATTTTGCTCTTGATGTCATACACACTATACATTTTTAGGATCATTTTCGATGCTCCGCATGAGTAACTTGAAACGTTGGTTCAGAATTGCTTCTTTCGCTTGCAGTCGCATAATGCGCTGCTTTTCGGTGGGTTCTTGTATCTCACATGCGCGTTTCCTCCTTTCTCGTTTGATTTGTTGTAGTTGCTTGGCGTTTTCCACGCCAAAGAGTCTATCGTAAAACTCAGGAATAGGGAAGATTCTTCCCTCATGAGTGATGTAGTCTTTTACGTATTGCTGGATTCCATGTTTTTTAAACCAGAAAGCGCCGATTCCCGGCATCCTGGACATGGAAATGTATTCTGGCTCGACATAGAAGCACTCGCCAGTTTCGATATCGGGGTGTCCCTTAAGGTAATGAATTGCGGCCTCATCGCCGTTGACTTTTTTGGTCACGTATCTGGCGACATATGCGGCTGATTGCCAAGTGACTTGGCCGATTGTTGAGAAGCCGTGAGGCCACAATTTTTCTAGGATTTTGGATCTATACAGTATGTATTGGTTTCCTCCATTTCTCGCGGGGCTCGAAATGTCGGGCCTCTTCCAGATGGTCCTGTCAGGGAAGTTAAAATTGAAGAGTATGGCATGGTGATGGGGTCGTTGGAGTTTGCTTCCGTATTCTCCACAATGGAAATAACGGATGGGGTAGCGTTTTGTTCCCGGTATAGCTTCGTAGCCTTGGAACTTCTTTCGCAGAGATTTCATGAAGATCTGGAAATCGCGTTTGCATAGTGAACCTTCTTCGCATCGTTTACCGTTGCGTATGTATATTGGGCAGTTTGATTGTTCGCATGGTTTATTCTTTAGCGTGAGGTTCTCAGGCGCGATTGTCAGTGTGAGAAAGCAGTTGTGCTCGAATTGTGACGCTTCGTGTATGCACCGAAGTGCCCATTCGCGGGAACGTGATATGCGGCAGCTTAGGCACTGGCCGCAGGGTAGGGTGACTTCCTCGACAGGTTCTGTCAGAGGGCGTTTGAAGTAGATGAGAGCACTGTTGTTTTCAGTTACTTGATTAAGGGACCGATATGCTTGCAAGGGTCTAGTGCAGGACATTTTAGCTCCGGAACGTCGTTGTCGTCTATAAGGATCTCCCCGAACTACTGGAGGTGAAATGCGTGTTTTGCATACACCGTATACCGTTTGACGCCTGAGCTTTTCTCAGGGCTATAAGTCGCTAGCGCTCCGCTGAGGGTCAAAAGAAACAGCAGCGGTTCAGGGTGAAATAAGCATGGCCCCCGAAGGGGCCATTAAATGAAGGAGGCTTAATCATAGGCGGTAGCCGCCCCGCATGGGAGAACTGCGGGAGTTGCGACTATTTGTGCGTCGAGCCGTCCGGCTAAAGAGCCTCTTCGAACGTTTTCGTTTCATGCGTTTACGCATTCTCATTTTGACCTCCGTGGAACTCGGATTTGTGGACCGTGAAGTTGGATGATACCTCGGTCCGTTGAGCGTTCGGGGACGACATCAGGTTTTTTTCGGTCGTCGCCTGTATTTTTGAATAGGGTTGACGCCGAGTTGAAGGCGGCGCCTACAGTTGGTGAGAGCCCGTTTTGTTGGGCCATATTGGCCCCGTCTACTGCGGCTTTTGCCTCAGGATTATTGTCGTAGACGTTTTTACCTCCTTCGAGGTAAGAAGTTCGGATTTTATCCTGTTTTAACGCTTGCGCTTCACGGGCAGCAGCCAGGGCGGATGATATGTCGGCTCCGCCCTGGGTAGGGAGATTGGCCTGCATACCAGCAGGCACGTTGGCTCCGCGTCCTTGCGCGGAGAGTATGGGGTTTAGACCGGCTTTCTTAAGGTCGGCTACCTCCCAAGTATGAGCGTTGTTGGCAACTTCACGTTGCCAGTCGCGTGCACGTTGCTCCGCACGTTTGGCTTCGTACATGTTACGCTCGAATTTGACGGCGTCCGTTATCGCAGATACTACGGCTCCTTGCCACATGGTCGGCCTTTCTAGAAGTGATCGATTAGGCCGGGTACAGAGTACATCGGCATCGGTCTTGTGCATCGACACTTGAAGTACGCGTCGAAGACGAAATAGGGTTCCGAAGGAACGGCAATGATTCTGTCGATGGGTGGAGAGTCCTGAATGAACTCATCGTTGAGACCAGGGAGAGCTTCGAAGTCTTGGCTTAGATGCCAGACATCGAGAGATTGCGGATCGTTGGAGCGCATTTTCCCGGTGATCAGGGACGGTTTGTAACGGTATTCCGCCCACCGCTCTTGATACCCGAAGATCTCGTTATCTGCGGCTACGCCTTGGGTGTAGATTTCTTTGTTGAGCACTTCCTGCTCGCCAAGATGGGCCAGAGCCGGCCAGTAGAAATCATATTTTGTTTTACGGGTCCAGAGCCGGTTTGTCCCTTGCTGATAAGTGAGGTCGGCCCTGGCTGCGCACAGGCCGATGATGT